GGTCATCAGCGCCCACACCGCATCGCACTGTTCGCGCGACACGTTGAAGCCGCAGCGCTCCTTGACGGCCTTCAGGCTGGGCTTCCCGTCCTGGGTGAAATCCGATTCGTTGGCGCCGTCCAGCATCGTCTCGATGGCCTGCCGGATCACCGCCGCCGGGTCGAACGTCGTCAGCAGCGGCGCTTCCGCTGCCTCGGCCGTGCCTTCCGGCCGACAGCCCAACGCGATTGCCTCGCGGTGGAACCGGTCATCCAGCTCGGTGCCGCTCGGGTCGACCACGGCGGTATGCCCGCTGGTCAGCGCGATCGGTACCGGCTCCGAATGGGGTGGGAAAAATCGCATGGTGATGGCTCCCTGGAAAAAATCGGTGCCCCGTCATGCGAGGCACCGGCAGAGCGAGGAGGCTGCTAACCCACCGCAAACTTCGAGCGGTTCATCACCACATACTTCAAACACACTCGAATCTTGCCGGTCACCGAATCGACCGCCGACGGCGTGATCTTGACCTGCTCGGTGGCGGCGGTGACTTCATCCCCGGTGATGGTCAGATTCTGGGTGCCGGTCGCGGCATGGATGTCGAGGTCGTTGCCGTAGCGGTTGGCCACGGTGCCATCACCGATGTCGATGGTGCAGGCGGCGTCGAACACGGTCAGCACCGCGACGAAACCGCCGGTGACCACGGCCCCGGGCGGCAGATGGCAAACGGCGTTGGCGCCCTCCACCATCTCCCCGGCCTCGATGTCGAAGATGATGGCGCTCTCGTCCTGGTGTTCGGTTTGTACGGATACGGTCATTGGATAATCCTCGTCGGTCGGTTGTCGGGTGGGCACCGCCGGAGCCGCGCCCACCTCCTAGGGTTGCTTGGGGCCGGTTACGGCATGTAGAGATCGCAGGCGACGACGCCGAAGTCCTCGACCGAGTTGTCGGCCAGGCTGTGAAACTTCGGCTTGATCAGCCCCAGCATCTTGTCGACGTTGATGCCGGCGATGCTGTCGTACTCGAACAGCTTTTCGGTCCACTCCGGCACGCCGAGGTCGCACATCGCCAGCGCCTGGGCGCCGCACAGCAGCGTTCGGGTGCCGTCCACCGCCCCAAGGTTGCCCCACTTCGAACCAGAGGCCGCGCCCTTGGTGTTGTAGACCAGGCGGTGTTCGTGGACCACCGCGCCATCGATGGTCACGGTGCCGCCGGTGAACCAGGGGTTCTTCTCGCCCCGCTCAAGGCCCGTGACCACCGCCCGCTGATAGTCGGCATCCTGCTTGAGCTGGGCGAGTGTGCGTGGATGCACCAGGAACACGTAGTATTCCTTGCCGCCGGCCATCAACGGCTTGACGTAGTGCTCCTTGGCGTAGGCGATCAGCTCGGTCATCATCTTGTACGACGCGACGTAGGCCGACGTGATGCTGCCGGTGCTCGACGCCACCAGCGCGGAGCCGTTCCACATCACCGCGCGCTTCGATGACGGCGCGCTGACGTGCGAGGCGAACTCCAGGTTGGCGAACGGCGAATTGGCCGCGCGCGGCGCACCGTCNNTTGTTGCGGACCGAGTGCGTGACAAGATCGATCGGGATCTCGATGTAGTACGCCTGCAGGGCTTCCTCGAAGCCTTCGCGGGCGTTGTCACCGATCACGCCGTCCTCGACCAGGTCGGCAACCAGATGGATGATCGCCTTCTCGCCCTTCTCGGTTTTGGTCAGTTCGGTGATGCGCTGAATCATCGAGTTCCCGCCGGAACCCATGAAGCGCTTGATGAACATCGCGTCCCTGGCGGCTTGCCAGGTGTCACGCGACCAGACGACTTTTTCCTGCGGCTGCAGCGCCGCGAAATTCGTAGCGGCCATAGAGAGTCTCCGCCCATCGCACCGCTTTGCGGCGCAAATCCAACACGGCGCAGCAATGCGCCACGATGTGGGAACTCTCGCGTCCCGGACGGAAGCGCCCTTTGACCCTCGGCGGCAGGTCGGCCTTATCGCTGGCCGTTGCGGAAGCGCCCGTTAACCCTCGGCGGCAGGTTTCGCCCGGACCCAGAGCCCGAGGCTGCACGTCTCCCGACGTTCAGCGTGCGGATGGCGCGGGCCGGATGGAAGAACCGGCGCCAGACCGGGCGAGACATCAATCTACGATAAAAAGCCGAAATCCGTTCCCTCCAGGAGCGGAAAATGCGGCGGCTAGGAATCAACGGATGGGGCGGACGCGTAGTTAACGGCCTCTGCCAGTTCGTGGATGGCCGCCGCGATGGCCTGAGCGCCCTCAAGCACGCACTGGCCATGCGCTTCCAGGGCTCCCATTGGCGTTGCAGCGTCCGCGTTACCGAGCCACTTCATGGCGTAGCGAATGTCGTCGCCCAACTTTGCCAGCGCATCGACGACATTTGCGGGCTCCAAATTGCTGTCAAGAACATTTGGTGAAAACAGCGTCTCTCTGAGCGCTTGTGCAATGTCATCCTTCATGTCAGTCACCCCGGAGCTTCCGCTTCTCGGCCTCCGGGATGGCCCGGAATTCATCCTCCGACATGTGCTCGACATCGTAGGACGGCACCGCCCGATTGCCGACGCCGGCGGCCGGTAGCGGCGGTTGCCGGGTCGAAGCCAGCGCCCCGCGCGCGGCGGCCTGACGGTTGCGGTCGGCTTGCGGATCGGCGGCCTGACCTGCACCGCCTGCGGCGGGCGAACCTGTGCTGAGCGGAGCCGAAGCATACAGCTTGGCGATCTTGTCGGCCGCGGCCCGCATCGCCGCCACGGCCTCCATGCCGGACTGCTGATAGCCGGCGCGGAACACGTTGAAGTCGCGCACCGCATCGTTCTGCCAGTTGTTCTCGGCCAGAAACGGCAGTTCGCGCGCGATGGCATCGGCCGCGTCGGTGATCCGCTGCTGCTGCATCCGCTCTTCCAGCTTGCGCTCGACCGCGTCCGCCGCCCGCTGCTCCAGATCCGCCAGCCGGCGCTGATCGATCTCCCGGCGGATCGCCAGCGATCGCTCCTGGTCGAACTCGGCGAGCGCCGCGAGATAGTCGCGCTCGCGCTGCTCGTAGTCGTACTCCGGCGGCGGTTCCGGCGGCGCCGCGGCGGCCGCCGCACGCTGTTCGGCCAACCGCGCCAGTTCCGCCTCGGCCATGCGCGCCCGCATCAGAGCGTCGTCCAGCCGCGATTTCGGAATCATCGGCTCATCGTCCGGTTTCGGCGGCTGCGCGTCCCCAGCGCCGCCTGGGGCGGCCTGTTGCTGCGTGTCGTCGCCAGGCTCGGGCAGGAAATCGCCGCGCGCCCGACGCTGTTCCTCCTCGTCCTCGATGTCGATCGTGGTGATGATGTCGTCGTCGAGGTTCTCGGCCGTCGCTGCGCTCATGGGTGCTCCTCTGTCGTGGGGGGTTGCCGCTGCATCCCGGCGAGCCGCCCGACGTCGGGGTTGGTCGGCAGCAGCGGATGGGTGTTCAGGGTAGGCGCCACCGCCGGCATACCGCCCGGCATCGGCGGCACGATCGGCGGCGCGTCCTGGTCCTCGAAGCCGGCGCTGCGTAACAACCGGTCGGCCGGGGCCGCGATCAGCGGATTGGTGCTGAGCAACTGCGCGGTCTGCATCGCGCTGTACTCGGCCTCGACCGCGATGTTGGCGGTCTCGACCTTGGTCTTTTGCGCCTGCGCCCGCTTCAGCTCGGCTTCCGCCTCGGCCACCGGATCGGCGTTCTCCGGCGTCTGTTCGATCTGATTGACGATTTCCTCCTTGTCGGTCAGGTTCGAGTGCCGGAGGATCACGGCATCCGGAATCCGGACCCCCGCCTTCCGCAGCTCCAGCGCCTGGGTGAACTGGCTGTTCTCGAACGTGACCTGCAGCGGCTGCTCGGTGATCACCACGTCGTACTCGCCGACGGTCAGATCGTTCAGCCAGCCGCCGGTGGCCGGGTCGTAGGCGTTCACCACCAGCTCGGACTGCTGTTCACGGCCGAACACATCGGTGTCGGTGATCAGGAACACCCGGCGGTCGGTATAGAACTGCTGCACCAGGTTCAGGATCCGCATCGCCAGCAGGTGCCGGGTGCGCGACAGGTTGTCGAGCGGCACCGCGAACTGCTGTTGCGCGGCGAATTGCCGGCTCTGGATCGCGATGCCGGTGATCTCCTGTGACTGGATGCCGCGCATCGCTTCCGGGACGGTCGTGTCGCGCACCGCCCCGGTCGCGCGCTCCAGCAGTTTGTCGACACCCTGCGGGATCGGGTTGGGCGTGATCTTCTCCGGCGGGCGTGACCCCTCCCGGTACTCGATCACCAGCCCGGTTTTCGCGCCGACTTCCTCCAGCTCACGGGTCTCCATGTTGGTCAGGCTGTGCTGCTCGACCGTATAGCCGGAATTGGCCGTGGTATTGAGGATATGCACGTACTGCGAGATGGCCTTGTTCAGCGCCCGCTGCGGATCAACGGCGTTATCCACCAGCCCGCGGGTCAGCCCGCGGCGGAAAAACGGGAAGAAGGGGACCACGGTGAACGANNACGCCATCCTGCAACACCTGATGCGCGGTCGCCACGGTCCAGCGCACCCGCTTCATCATCCGCTTCTGGATCAGCGCGCCCTGCGCCTTGGCCTGGGCGATCTGTTCCGGGGTCTCCACCGGCTCCACGTCGCCGCCCTCAAACACCGCGACCGTGGTCATCGCCAGCTCGAAACGCTGCCAGTCGACCACCCGGACGCGCATCGCCGAGGCCTGCCGGAACGTGGCATCCCACAGCCAGAATGCGCCCTTCAGCACCATGCCGAACTTGTTGCGCGGTGTGCCCTCGTCGAAGTCGCCGAAATCCCCCTCCGCCTCGTAGAAATCCTGCTCGAC